AATCCCAACGTCCCTTTTTCATGTCAAGAAGTATAATGTGCGGTGGTCCGTGTTCCAAGGGCCGAAAGACACCCCACGTTGTAATTGCTGAAAAGTCAGCTGTCTCTCTTTTACTAAAAGCTGTATCATAACTTTGTATGACGTGCATGAGATCAGGTATCTTTTCTTTACCCCACATCTGCCACCACTCACGTTTGATGATAGATCCTTCTTCAGAGGTTGGTGCTTGTTGCCATTGTGCTTGCCATTTTTGTTCTGACAAAGATGCTTTGACACCTTCTAGTTCTGACAGTTTCCAAAACTCAGGCCACAGTGGTTCGTCATTCAATACAGCTGGAAACTCAACCACGTCCCACTGATCAGCGTTCTCGTTTGTTTGTGCGTTAAGAAGTTTACCAGTAAGATCCTTCGTGGACCAACGAGTCATAACAATGACAATTGCTCCGCCTGGTTGCAAACGCTGACGAGGACCAGAGGTATACCATTCATAGGCATTGTCCAAAGCTGTTGTGGACAGTGCGTCTTGCTCCGAGTGTGGGTCATCAATGATAAGTAAATCTGCACCACGGCCCGTGATTGCACCGCCAACACCTGCTGCAAAGTATTCACCGCCCTTGTTTGTTGTAAAACGGCCTGCTGCTTTTGAATCTTGTGATAAGGTAACTTCAGGAAATACATCCTTAAATTCTTCTTGATCAAATAAGTTACGAACCTTTCTACCAAAGTTGTAGGATAATTCTGCTGTGTGAGTTGTTTGAATAATTTTTAATTTTGGTTTTTGGCCCATCATCCATGCTGGAAACAAATGAGATGCAAATTCAGATTTTGTATGTCTTGGTGGCATGTTCACAATTAATCTCTTGCTTTTACCTTGGCAAATGTCCTCAAATTTTTTTGCAATAATTTTGTGATGTGAACCTGCAATAAATTCAGGCCAAACTTTTTTTACAAAAGTTAGGAAGGAGGAACGGGACTCCTCTGCCACTTTCAGTTGCATTTTTCTTAACTCGTATTTTAAAACTTCAGTTGGTATTTCACCCATAATTCAAAAAGTTATATCATAATCTGCGTTTGTGTAAAACTTGACTTTACTGTCGACTGCTACGCACAACCCCCAAATTGGGTGTGGTGGGGGTAGCTTGGCGACTAAACCTAGTATGTCAGCCGTTTTAAGTACCTAGATGTTGTTTGGTAATGGTAAACCTGACTGGTACGCTGCCTGGAAGAGATGGTAGAAGTTACCAGGCAGCAGGTGATTGGACATAAAAAAAGGGCAGTTAATACTGCCCTTCGTACCAGCCCTCGAGGGTTACTTACCTTCGTGGTAAGTGTTCGGCTAGTCTTGACATAATGCGTTGCCCCCACTCCTTGACATAACTTGGACAGTTAGGATCAAGGATAATAGTTTCAACTTCACTCTCAAGAACTTTATAAAGTCCTTTCCAATTAATATTATCAGTATGTTGCTGATTAGTAATTGGTTGGTCTGTTGGATTAGTTACACCGAACTGTTGGCTAACTAATTGCAACTGACGAGATAAGTAGTCATCATTATCTGGCATTGTGATTTCTCCTTTCTAATTAAATTAATACTCCCATTTGATTTTATAATCAAGAACATTTGAAAACTTTTTTTTGTTGACACGACCACGCAACTCGCACACCCCGTGCAACTATCCTTATATATGTATGTGTATCTTGTTGATAACCAATGGAATGGAATGGAGAATGGAGGGCAAACGCCCTCCACAAACTAACATAGGCAATTTATCGGTACTATGCAGTTATTCTGAAATCAGCAACTTCTTCAATCGTTGCTTTTTTATTCTTGCGAACTGTTGCCTCTTCATTAGGCAACGCTTGTATTTGTTTATATTGCGTTGGCACTTTGCATTTATGGTATTCCAACTCGCCAAGTTTTTCTTTAACCAAACTCGTGTCAACCTTAACGGATAACTTTTGCGATACATGTAGAGAGTAATCCTTTCCATGCAATAGGTTAGCGTTCTCGCCAATACCCATGTCAATGATTAAATTACGATTTACTTTTATGAAGTCGTCTAATACTTTCTTCATAGTTAAGGCACGACCATAAGCGTCTATGATCGCCTGTTTATTCTTCTTGCTAACACTAGCAGAACTTTGGTGTGCTTTCTCTAGCACTTCTAATATATTAACAGCTTTCGACATTGTTTTATCCTTTCGTCTTTCTGGTTAATTATCCCTTTATATCCCATTTCATTTTACTTGTCAAATCTTTTTTTCACAGGAACTTCCGTAGAACTCTGTGCGGGGTGTACCTTCCTGTATATATTATACTTGGTAACATGGTTACCAATGGAATGGAATGGAGAATGGAAACTCACCAGAGTCCCAGCCACACGTACCAGACTAAGAACACGAAGACTGCCAGGTACGGGTGATGGGCAGCAGCCAATGCAGCAACGATCCAAATCATGCCGAAGCCTCAATGTAGTCCTGCATCCTCTGCCACTCTGTTGGCCATGAGTCTCCAGGTTGCAGCTCCAGCTTAGCACCGTCCATCCAGTCCATGAACCAGTATTCCAGGCGATGGATTTCATTGTTCTCGTTAACGAATGCACGGAGCTCGTCGCTGGGCCCGCCCCAAGAGAACTGCCAACGCCAGTATCCCTCCAGCTGATCTGTGAATGTATGCGGTTCAACGTAGTCAAAGCTCAGGCCTTCAAAATTCCACTGTTGGATATCTTCACGCCTCAGCTTCCATTGTTCATCTATGCGCTCTGCGCAGGTCTTCTGGTAATCTTTCTCTAATGCTTCAGTCATTGTTTCTTCCTTTCTAATGCGCAGGGACGCCAGACGCCTCTCTTATTCTAATCTGGATTGGACAGGAGCTACCTGACTGGGCTCGTCCCCTGATAACTATATAGTCCCATCTTATTAGATAGTCAAGAGCAAAATAAAGATTAATTTCCACGGAAATCAGACTGGTGTGCTGAGTCCAGAGATCTTCTACCTTATGCTACTGGTAATGAAGGTCTGCGATGGAGAATGGAGATCCTGATGAGCTGCATCAGCTGCCAGGGAGCTACGGGTTCTTCATATTGGATCTTACTTTACGTGGCTTCGGCAATGGAGAATGGAGAAGATAACTCGCCACCTGAGTCCAGGCTGCACGGGGTGCAGGTAATTGTACTTTATACTGTGGTTCTGTGCCAATGGACAATGGAGAATGGAGAACGGAACTCGAAAAAATGCGGAGTGCCCCCTCTCCGAGGGTCTGAAGCATAATAAAACTTCTACCGCCTTGCAAATAATGGTTATAAAGCCAGTTTTTTTGAAAGGGCGACAACGCAATTTTATTACTCTTTGTTACTTTCAACTCAAGAAAAAAACTTATGCCATCCTGTATGCCGTAAACATCTGGAACACCAGGCATAGCCCACGATTCTAGTCTAGTCCAATGAATGTCAGTTATATTTTTCTTAACTAACTGCCATAACTTTGACTCTGGTTTCAAGTGGTGATTCCAGTAGGATTCGAACCTACGACCCATTCATTAAAAGTGAATTGCTCTACCGACTGAGCTATGGAATCAGTTAACATGACCGTACCAAATTATGTAGATTAGCAACAATGTAAACAAAGATAGTCTTACATTGAAAAACAACAAGAAAATCATAACTCCTAAAATAGCCCAAGCCATTACGGTGCCTTCTTCATCAATTCTTGCAATTTCCAATACCACAGCAACCGAAACTCAAAATGCTCTGCATGTATCATGGCATGTCTCAACCAACCTACACGATTCCAAAACAATTGATCTTCAGTCATTTTGATTAGCACCCTCACTACCCTTATCTTGCTCTTCAAGATATGTATCTATCATATTGGCAATAAAATTAAATTCTTCTGCTGGAGTACGACCTGTATGATCCCAATCTATTTTACCATTAGTCTTACAAATTCCAGCAATAGTTTGTAACATTTTAATAGGGCTCATTTTACCTTCTCTATAACTCATCTTTCATCCTCCTTGACATTAATTACTAACTCAACCTTTTTATCAGACCATCCACCAGTAACAGTTTCAAACCACTGCTCTAATAAAGGTACTAACTTTTTTAAATCAATACCATCAGTGCCATCAAGACTATCAAGTATCTGTCCTTTTTTACTTTTACCATTAGTCCACTTTGTACCAATGTTATTCACAACATATTTATCTATATGCATAACTTTCTCCTTTTTTTATATGCTGTAGGCACCTGTTTTTTTGCAGACTGCTTTCGCCTACGAGCATTTTTACTATATACTCCCAACTATTTAGATAGTCAAGACTTATTTTCTAATTCTTTTACTTCTTCAAACGTAGTTTCAATACTATATTGTTCTTTAAGATCTTGAAGTTTCTTTTCTACCTCTTCTCTTGACATTGAATCAATAGTCCCTGTTAAGATTTCTTTCTTATCTACATACAAACCAGCTATCTGACCACGCCTGGTCTCTGCAGCTACTGCAGCATTATAATTACCCGAAGCTGACGCTTGATCTCTAATTCTAGCCAATGTAGAAAGAGAACGCTCCTGACTACACTTGTACCTTTCAACAGATGCTCTGCGTTCTGCGTCAATTGCCTTTGCAACTAGTGGATACCTATCGGGATTCTGCAACTCTGAGGCTCTAACTCTAGCAGAACCTGCTGCATAACCAGCATCAATTGCACATTGGGTGGCTGTTTTTAGTCCTTCAGAATGGACGAATAATAAAATAAATTTACGCTGCTTCTGTGTGATGGCTCTATCAAACAATATATCTGACAAAGCTTCTGGCAATGGAGTTTCAACTAATTCGTTCATTTCTATAGATGTTTTTTACAAGATAATATATTTTTTAAATAAAACCTAGGAAAATCGAGTTATTTTAGTATTTTGTAACTTTGTGTAACATCAATATATTAGTGTATGTTACAAAAAAGATAAGTATTTCCTTAATTGTTACACTGTTACACTGTAACATAGGGTAATGATAAATAAATAAATGTAATTACTTGGTAGAAAACATCTATAGAAACAGACGTTTAAGCAAAAAACTTAGGATCTTCCTTGATTAATTGCAGTGCCTTGTCTAATGCCTTTGTTCCTTCTGACATGATGACATTCCATTCATCAGAGGTATAAGTTCTGTCAAATATTTTGTTGAAGAATTCTACGGAGACATCTCCGCATTTATTGCACTTACTAACCTTTTTTATTGGGCTTCTCGGTAGTTCGATGGACATATCTTTTAATCCTTTGTAATGGGAATAAAACTACATTACTTGGCAGTTTCTTCCTAAAATATATTGAGTCCATTATTTTCATATTTTCAATCCGATCATATTGATTGGTCCGTGAGGCGAGGATCGTGTCAAGTAAGTCCCGCTGCTTCAGTATTTCTTCGTGATTCATCTATTTCTCATCCTTGAGCCTTTTAAATTACCTGCAATAATATTAGCATTCTTCCTAATTTCTTGCATACGCTTTATTTCTTTAGCAAATCTTGCTAATTGAGGTCGAGATGCACCTTTCATTGCACTAATTGCATTTGCAACATCATCTTTGTTAAGCCTGTTTGTCATTTTTCTAGCTCTTGCTAATGCTAAGGGATTAGATATTTTTTTCAAATCTTTTCTTTTTGTCTTAGTTTTTGGCATTACTTTTTCTTTTTCAAGTCTTGTTTTAATTTATTTTTAAATGCTTTAAGTTCATCACTGCTTCTAAAAATTTTTTTAATCATACCAGGCACACCAACAGCTTTAGGTTTCTTTGGCTTTTTCTTTGGGACAATCTTAGGTTTTCCCGCACCTTGAGGTATTCTATTTACTCTATCAATTAATTTTTTTCTTTTTCTTTTTCTCATTTCGTCAAGAATCTTGCTTCTTGCAACCGATTCAGACGCTTCACCACCCATGGCATATCCACCAGCTTTCTTGACTCTTGTTCTAATGTCAACAAACTTTTTTGCTGGGCTTTCAATGGTGCTAATCGTGCCTTTTTTAAGTTTTTTCTTTAAATCAGGAAATAATTTTATGGTCTTGATTGTTAAATCAATGTCTTTGAATTTACCCATTTTAATCCGCCTTTCCTTTTTACGGGGCTACCGTAGAATGGTCGTTGACCTTATCAGATAGCCCCTTTCTCGGGAGTGAAAAATGAAAAAATATTTCTCACCCCGAAAAATAGATTAAAA